AACTTTAAAGGTAGATTAATTTCTACCTTTTTTTTGTGCCAATAATTAATGGCTTGTTTTAAGCCTATTTAAGAGCTTTTTTTTTGTGAGGTATGGCTTAGGGTTACCTTACCCTAAACGGGGGGGAGGGTACTTAAAAAGGGGCATAGGAGTCCCCCCCGTAACCCCTCTTATACTACCCCCCGTACCGTGCCGTATATGGCCAGTTGATGCTGTAAACAAAAATTTTCTGGTAATTTTTTCGGTAAAAAGGTAAGTCATATATATTAACCCTATTTATAAAAAATATTTTTTGGGAAATTTTTGACTTATTTTTTATAGTGTCTTATATCTCGTTTAATTAGTATAGCGCTTTTTTGATTTTGACTAGGAAGTAACTTATTGTTAAGTATTTCATATATGGTAGTCTTAGTTAGTGAATACTTATGAGACATATTATTTACATTTAAGTTGTCATATATAAACTGATGTCTTATTTTTTCACATATATCTTGCGTTAATTTAAATCTATTTGGGTGCTTAGTTTTTTTGGTGTTAGTTTTTGGTTTTACTATTCTTTCAACCCCCTTAAGTGTTTTGTTTATATAGTGTATTGTGTATCCATATTTTTCAGTTATATCTAAGTATCTAAATCCACCGTATATATAATCTCTTTTAATATTTTCAATAGTATCTTCAGGTATTATTACTGTATCTATTTTTATTTTTATTCTTTTTTTCTTTCGTATCCAGAATAAGTTATTAATATTTGTGTTAGTTATATCACCATTTTTAAACCCGATATATTTACCATCTTCAGGTTTATCCAAGAACTTAGCACCTATAATTGAACCAACTCTTTGGTTATGGACTATGTGTGTGTTCACCCTGTGTTTACCTAATAGTGACCATACTCGACCATGTGTAGTTAGTATGTATGCTCTATACTTGAATTTAATTTCACCTTCATTTAATATTATAGGTAATTCCACCATACCACTTATATATTTTTTAAATTGGTATACGTTTAAGCTTTTTACTTCACAGAATTCATAAATGGTTTCTAATCCATTAACAAATTCTATGACTAGGGTTTTTAATTCATCTTCACTAATACCTAATTTACCCCATGGTGTTTTTGGTATTATTTTCTTTGGAGGTTTAGTGTTTTTTGAGTATTTCCATTCTCTGTGTTCTTTTTTGGTTATTCTATTCACCCTATAGGTGTACTTTAAATCTGGGTCAATATTAAACCAAGTATTATATCTTAATATTTTATTTATAGCACCCCATGCTACCTTATATTCTGTAGCTAATTCTTTAATCGTAATATTTGTAGTTTCATATTTACTTCTTATTTCTCTAACATAATTTTCATTAAGTTTTTGAACATAACTTCTCTTTCTAAGGTTGGTATCTATTGCATGTTGTATATTATCCTGTAGGGTTACCCATTCTAGGTTATCCACATGGTTATTTAACTTATTTCCGTCTATATGATTTACAGTTAGTAGGTTGTTAGGGTTTGGTATAAACATTTTAGCGACTACCCTATGTAGTTTAACGCAAGTTACCTTACCTTTGGTATCTCTCATACTCCTAAGATAATAACCATGGGTACCAATAACAAACGTAACGATTTCCCCATTTGGGTTATTTATAAAGGATTTCACTAGACCATGATTAGAAACAGCATACTTATTTTCAAATCCAGGTATTCTTTTCCATATTTCACTCATATCACAAATATAGTTAATTTTTTTTGGAAGTTAATACTAAGGTTAGTTTTTTATAATTTTTTTAGAAATTTTTTGAATTATTTTTTAGGGATATTATAATATACATATATTTATATATATGAGAGATATACTAGATGATATAGAGGAGATGTTAATGCTAGCGATTATTAAGATAAGGTTTGCTTTAATTTACTTATTTAAGTTTGAATTAGGGAGGTTTATCTTAGGTTCTGGGTTAATGGTTATTGGTGCGACGCTATCTGAGGATGGTATTATAGGTGATTTATTAGAGTATAATAGAGGTGAGGTAGATAACTGGTGTGTGGTTATGTTTATAGGTATTGCTATAATATTAATACAAACTATAAGGTTTGTTGGTTATGCTTGGGTTGTACGTCCTATAAAGTATTTGATAACTAAGTACAAGAGATATAAGAAAAACAAGAACTACAGGAAGTGATATATATTAGTTTATTAATATGGATTATTTATTCTATTATAGAGGGTAAGCGAGAGGCTAATTTCTGGCATCACCGAATTAATTCATCAGACTACGAGATATTTAAGGATATTGACAGGCATCCTTTATTTGTACTTCAAAGAGGTCTTATGCTTATATGTATTGGTATCTTAGGCTACTTAGTTACTGACAGTATATTATGGTCGGGATATTTATTTATAATGAACAGCCTAGTGTTCACATTCTTCCATAATGGTTCTATGTACTTAGAGAGGTTAATAATGTCAATGAGGTCTAACCCTAATAATTCAGATAGATGGATTTACAAAGATGGTTGGTGGTCACAGAGTTCAACTTCGGTTGCTGTCACTACAAGGTTCATGACTCCAGTTAGCAGAACTATTCAGATGCTATTAGGTATATTAGGTTATATTATTTATCTTATATTATTCCTTATCTATTAATTGGTTTTTTATATCTATTAGTTCCATTACTACGAATATACCTAGAAGTAGTGTTAATTCGTTTGGTGTTAGTCCCCAAGTAAAGTTATCTATATCGGAAAAGTATCTACCTACGTGTATACCTATAATTACTGCCAGGTAGTTTTTCAACATAAGAACTAACATCCATAGTTTCTTTCTTACTTTTTTTTTATTTTCCATTTTCTTTTTTTATAATAGTTATTATATATAAATAGTATATCTTATTATAAATATGTCTTTATCGACATAATTACTACATTTATAGTATTTAAATAACACCGTGGTCGTTTAATATCTTCATAACATCATTATATGATATTTTTAATTCTTTCTTAATAGTAGTTGGACATCCGTGATTTAGATATTTATCTATTACCGTTTCTTCTATAGTATATTTTGGTAATTTTTTAATCTTCACCTTAGAAGATTTTATATCAGATGTAATATCTTCGATATCTTTGCTTGTGTATCCCATAATTATTTTAGTTTTAGTTATTATTTTGTTTTGTAAATATACTAATAAGTTTTTAATTAAGCAAATATTTAGGTATAAAAAAATGCTCGACGACCTTCGGTCATTTTAACTCTCCTCAAATCCCCAGCCCCTTCAAGGGTTCTCTATTGATATTTTACTGGTATGATGTTTTTGTTTTATTATAGAATGTAACTACTATATCCTGGTAGTGTTCCCATAGTTGATTATTTAGAAAGTTGCTTACGTATTGTATTGACTCTTGGTGATTTAATTCGTATAGTTCTCTCATATCATTTAGTGTATGTACGATAACTTTTCTTTGTACGCCCTTCAGTGGTGTTTTTGTACCTAATGAGTCTCTTAGGTTTGAGCATAGGTTAGAGAATGTGTTGTAGTTTGTTTTTTTCATTTGGATGTACATAGTTTCACATATCCTATAGTTGATAAGGTTTTCGTATTTAAGTTTTGATATATTATTAATATGCACAGGTCAAAGATATATATATATTAGTTAATAATCAACTATTTATTAGTATGGATATAATAATAGTAGACTTAATGATTAATTTCTTAAGAAATTCTTTTCCAGTTGTTAAGTTTAAAAGCGGTAGGAGGTTTAAGCGTGGGGTAAATTTAGATGGTAGTCAATATTTTTTACCATCTCAATCAGTAGTTGTATATTCTAAGACTTATGATATGTTAAAGTCCTACTACGACGCTAATGACGATGAGATTAACTCAGTTATCACTAAATTCTACAAGATTAAGTAGTTTTATCAGCTTTATATAATTTTACAATTATATATATTAAAGATAGCATACATATTGTAAATATAGGGATATTATCACTATATCTATAGCTTAAGTATAGAAGACATACAGCGACTCCGTTTAACCCTGCTTTATATAGCATTATTGTATCATTTTAAATGTTAATTCTGAAAGGTATGTTGAATTATACCCATCAATATTTTCATAGCCTTGTTGTAGTGTAAAAACGATAGTACTGTCAGACTTATTAAGTAAGTACCCTTCTAATGGTTTGGCTGACCCTCCCATTTTTTGAGTAATATTAGGTGTACCACTTAGGGGGTGTTCTACTACGGTCCAATTATGTCTAGTAACGTTAAACCCATATGGGTTTGTGTAGTCATCATTAAGTATAAACTCACCATGTCCTGGTACGTTTGGTGGTGGTGTTATTTCCCACGTCGTAACGCCTCTTATTATTTCTTCTATTGGGTATTGTGTTCCGCTGTGTCTTAATGAGGATGTATTTTTTCCAGGACCGAAGTGGTCATATACTTTTCTGTCGTTAGTTACTAAGTTAGTGACGTACATCTTACCTGAAATAAGTCTATATTTACCATACAAACTTATTGTATCGTTGGTAATGTCAATTATTTCAGTTTTTTCTTCTTCTAGTGGTTCTTTTTCACAAGAAGTTAAGAATAACCCAAAAGAAAGTAAAAATAAGTAGATAAACTTTTTCATAATATATAATTTTACGTTATTGTTTATCAAATATAAGTTAAAGAACTGTAATAACCTAATTTTTTACTATAAAAATGATATTATTTTTTAAAAGTATCTGATTCTATGATATCCGTATCATAAATCATAGTCTTTTTTATATTATTAGTTGAGTCTATGTATTCTATCGTATATATTGTATAAGTGGAATATACGATATAGTCTACAACTAAGCCTTTATATTCATCAGGGATAAATGTAATTTCATCACCTACGTCAAATTGTGCACTATTGTATTCTTTAACACATGATGTCATGAATAAAATAATTACTATAATTAATTTTTTCATTTATTTGGACTTATTACATTTATTTTATTACATTTACTGCACACTGTTTGCCACGCTAGTATAGTTTCACCACACTTACACACTTTTATTATGTCGTTATCTGAAATAAGTTTATGTTTCATAATTTTTTTCTTTTATTTTGTGCTTCTGTTAACATCTTTACTGGTATCTTATAATTATCACTTAAATATGAAAGGTCAAGATTCCATTTATACTTAGACCTATCGTTCCATTCTTCGAAGGCTTCGGCTACATGCTTAACACAGTCTCTATGTGACCAGTTATTAACATTTTCCATATGTTTAAATGCTTCAGCTTGTTTACCAATCGCACTAGTTCTACCGAAGTGTTTGACTTGATGACACTTAGGGCATAGGGATATTAACCCCGTTAGTTTTTGGACTCTTGTTTTATCATTATAGTCCCATATTTCATGACATTCTACATCGTGCCTGAATCCTTGGTCTTTACCCTTTTCGCCACATATTTCACACTTATGTTCTGCTTTTTCGTATGAGTCTTTTCTTACTAGGTCCCAATACTTTTGTTTCAGAAGTGTTCTTACGTTTGAGAAGAACACTGTCTTAGGTATTAATTCTACTGTTACTTTACCCATTTATAGTCTATTTGTATTTTGTTAAATTTTTTCCCGTATTTTTCCTTATTAACAAGATATCCCTTTGTGTCGCTACCCTTGTCACCACCATTACCCACATAGAAGTAAGTGTTTTCTACTAGATTTCTAAGTGTTTCTGTCTTAATGAAGTATGATTCATTTAAGTATGGGAAATACATTACAAACCATTCAGCTTGACTTACAGCAATACCTGAGTCTTTCCCTCTTGAATGTTTTTCTATGAACATGTTTCCAGTATCTCTTTCTGGTGTGCAGTATACATCTGTCTTGATTTCGATTGTGGTTTCTCTACCATCTGGTTCGAGCATTCTTAGGTCAAATTTGTTATCTTTATTATCAGATAAAAACTTATATCCTTTTGTTATTAGGAAGTCTGCTATTATTTTCTCCCCTTTTTCTCCGACTTTAATGTCGTCATTAAAATTGTAATCATCTACAGTTTTCATATTATGAATGATTCTTTTTTAGTTATGAAAATAAGAATAGAGCTTTTTTATGGATTTGTCAATATTTATAATAAAAGAAATATGAAAAATTTCATAAAAAATAGACTTAGGTTGATGCTTGAGAATTTTGATACTACTTTATCTGAAGCTATTAAGTATTCAACTCAGAGTGATTTAGAGAAACTTAAGTACACTCTTGTTGATTATAAACAAGAATTTGGTAATAAGTCATACTTCATGGCAGATAATGAAGGAGATGCCATACTTAGGGTTAGTATAAACCAGTATGGTGTTGTTGCGTCAGTTAGTACACCTAAGGTTAGTGCTGATATAGCTAAATCTAACTTAGGTCTTCAGTCTGATAAGAGTGGGACTTACAAGGTTTTTCACGTTATGGCTGGTAGAGGTATTGAACACCCAGGAACTTATAAGGATAGAAACCATGATGCTGTAACTAGAAGTATGGGTAGACCAGAATATGATATTAAGAATATACCTATATCTGACGGTGTAACACTTGAATACAAGGTTGCTAAACCAGGTTCTCCAGCGTCGGATGCTGTTATTAAGACTTATCTTAATTACGGAGATGTTATTGAAGATTTTATAAAGACGAATATGGAAGGATATGATGCTTACACCGATGCGGATGATAGTGGTGCTGAGATAGCAGCTGCTAATAATAGTCCAGAATTAGCTGATAAGGTTGCTGGTAAGATGGACTTACTTGACAAGCAGACTAATAGACCTAAGAGACAAGCTCCTGAGGTTAAGGAGTTAGAAAGAGAAAAGGAAGGATTAACTGATAAGTTGAAGGGCTTAATGGGTAATGATAAATCTGTTAGGGTTGAAAGGAAAAAAATTCAAAAAGAATTAAAATTATTAAACAAGGAGATAGAAAAATTATATTACGATGGTAGTAGCAAAGATGTCTACTTAAAAAACAAGTAAGAATATGGGAAAAATAGATAAAGATTTAGGTAAGACTGAGAAAATGAATAAATTAATACTTAGGATAGCGTTAATAGTAACAGCATTAATTATTGCTTTTGTATTCGCTTTAAATAAAAAAGAGGATTCTATTATCTGTGTTGAAAATACAGAATATTTAGATACTGCATCATTTGATGTTATGGTTATTGACACTATGGTTGTTGATACTATTGAATTTGATACTATTGAATTTGATAATATGGATATGCCTGATATTATTATGCTTGACACTGTAAACTAATAAATATGGAAATGATGTCAAATAGGGATTTAATGGAGAAATTTATACTTTTTGTAAATGACTTCTTAGGTATTGAAAAATCATGTAAGATAAAACTTACAGTTGATAGAAAGGATATCACTACAAGTGCTTATTACAATATAGAGGACCATTTCGCTTGTATTTACATAAAAGATAGAGCTATAATGGACGTAATGCGTTCAGTAGCGCATGAATTAGTTCACCACCAGCAAAATGAGCGTGGTGATTTAACTGGGTTAGCTGAAGAGGGTGATGATGGGTCACCTATTGAAAACGAAGCTAACGCTAAGGCTGGAGAAATCATCAGAGTTTTCGGAAAACAAAATCCAGAGATTTACACAAATAATCAATAAGTTTCTTAAAAATTTTTTAAAATGGTAGAAGACTCACAAGCTAGCCCTGGGGATAATTTGTCACCTGAAGACGTTAGTAAATCAGTTTCTAAGTTTAAGACTGAAATAGTTAAACTTAATGAAAAGGTTAATAGTATGCAAGAAGAATGTAAGCATTTAGAGTATGATGTTAAACCTATTTATGGAACACCAATACAGGTTAAAAAGATTTGTAAGGTATGTCAAATGGACTTAGGGTTCCCGACTAAAGAAGAACTAAAAAAAGCTGGTTACTAGCCAGCTTTTTATTTTAGAATGGGAACATTTCTTCATCTTCATCAATCAAAGTTTCTACGCAAGTAATATCGTGTAGTTTTTTGTTGAAGTTATTCACACATTCAATAACTTCTTTTTTAAGGATTTCGTTAGGGGCGCCATTACTAAATGTGACTAGTTGCCCAATACTTAATACCTGTTTACCCTTAAGCCAGCTTCTTTTTAATTCTAAGGTGTGTTTATTCAAAGTGTATATAGCACAACTATAACTCTCTATACGGCTAACGTAACTACCCACACAGTGGTTCATACTTAACCCTTCTTGTGCTAATCTCTTCGTTGTTTTTATTACCTTATAATTAGAAAATTTTTCAAAATCTAAGAATATTTCACTTATATTCATTTCTCTATCACAATCAATAAACATTATATCGTTTATTGTCTTACTCCATTTATCATGCTCTTCTTTAAGTCTCCTGTCGGACCAAGATGCATTAATTTTTTTATCTACAATCTTAGCCATTTTTAAACAGTCGTACACAAAATCAAAACTCTCATTAACCCATGATGACTTAAAAGATTCGATATTTGATATATAATCCATGTAGTGTCTGACATAAGCAATTCCGTTATGACTTGTTTTTGAGTCATTAAATAACTTAGCTACTGGGTAGGGACATTTAAAATAGTATTTAAGTGCTTTTTTAAGACTAAATAATTTTTTATTTATAAATGTATTAAGACTTATATTATGTAATGAAGTATTTTCTCTAATAAATCTAATCCATGCAAATCTTTCACTAAGTAAATTTAAAATATCTTTATTCGGGTCATGTGGGCCATTTGACTCATATACAGAATCAAAATGTATAATTTCATTAAGAATATTTGATAATGTGGGTGCAATAACTCTACTTTGTCTATTATTTATGATTAGTGTGAATTTATTCTTACTAAATTTTAGTTGGAACGTTCTTTTTTCTCTAGAGTATACTCTATTGGTTTTACTAATTCCGTAAGTTCTAACAAAGTTAACAATATCAAAATCACCATTATCTTTCATAAATAAGACTAGTCTACTATTAACAAAGTCGTATTTTTCGTTCATAAAATATACCCTAGCTTTAAATTTATCAGACTCGTATAGTTCATATAATTTTTTAACCTTACTTGAGTAGTGTTCACCAAGCATTACATGACCATCTTTATAAAACTTTTCTTTAACTTTTTGACTTTCTTTCATACTATTTATTTTTAAGATATTGTCAAATATAGTAAATAATAAATAAACTACCAAATTAAATTAGTAAATTGGTGATATTTTTATTTCACCACTCTTGTGTTGACTTTCTTTACTCTTTAAGAAGGTCTTTACAGCTCTCCTAACGTGACCTATACTGTATGGTGGTGTCAATATACCCTCAAATAATTTTACAGTGTTTATAATCGCTCTTTCTTTATCTTTTCTATTACCAGTTACGTACAAATATAAGTGTGGGTGGTCGTTAGGGATTGATGTTTTTATGACGTTTAAAATTATTTTTGTATCGGTCATTGATTTTTAGATATAAATATATATATTTGTATATATATATTAAATATAATAAACAATATAAATTAAGTTTAAGAAAAAAAGTTATGATTGTAAAAGTTGATGATTCGAATTTTGAAGAAATTTTAAAAGAAAATAAAGATAAGGTAGTTCTAATTGATTTTTGGGCAGAATGGTGTGGGCCTTGTAGGATGTATGGTTCAATATTAGAAGACTTTTCAAAGGAGAACCCAGGTGTAATAATAGGTAAGGTTAATGTTGATTCAGCACCTGAAGCTGCTGCTAAATATTCAATTAGAAGTATCCCAACAACTATAGTGTTTAACGACGGTGAGGTTACTGATAAATTACCTGGAGCGTTATCTAAGGATAAATTAAAAGAATTAGTTGGACTTTAAATCTTTTTACGATATTTATTATCATGAGAAAGAAGTTAGTTATAACTGAGAATCAATTAAAAATGTTAACTAGTGTATTATCAGAGAATACTGACCATTCTATTGTGGTTAAAACTATTGAAGAAGATTTAACTAGGAACTACAGAAAGGCAGTAGAGACATACAGGGATGGTAATGAATATAAACAAAGAAAGGTTTTTGAGATAAAATTCGATGGTAATGTGATTAGTGGTGAAGATTTGCTTAAGTATTTTAAGTTAAAATATAATCAAGGACCTAAATTCATTAAGCAAGTAATTAACGACTGGGCTAAGGGGTTGATAAAGAATGGTATGTTATCAAAGAATATAGGATTAAAGGAATGATAAGTGGAAATAAGGGATAAAATAAGATTTAAATTAAGAGAGGCATACGGTGACATGGAGACCTATCTTGAGAATACCTACGAACAGTATCTAACTGAAAACATTTACATATCTACTATCGATAACAAAAAGAAATGGATAACATATAATCAGGTTATTTTAGAGTTAAAGCATAATTTAAAAGATATGCTAAGAGTTAAGGAGCTTCAGTATAAACTCACAGAGACTACCAACCCAAACGATACTTGTATTGAAGTATTAAGTAGCTTGAGTAATTTAACGCCTGAGTTGGATAGGTTGTACAACAAAATACGTAATTTTTAAATTTATTTTAATTAAAATAAGCCTATACGTTTAGTATGAGTACAAGTGATAAAAAAGTTAAGATTAACTTTGATTATTTCGTTTTTTATTGATATTTATGAATATATAAGAACGGTAAATTTTTGACCTATGAAGAACTTTAATTACACTATTAATAGTGGTTCTGGTCGGTATACAAATCTCGATAAGGAGTATAATAAGTTTTTAGAAAAAACTCTAAGAGGTGTTAAAGACGATGATATTATTTATAAGTGGGACACATATAATCTCATTATGACTGAGCTACTACAATTAGGGAAGTACGAATTATTTAACGAGATAAAGTATAGACTTACAGATGGTGAGAACCCTAATGAAGTCATGATTGACATTATTGATAGAGAGAACAACTTATCTGGGTTTCTATGGCTCATAAGAAAACGAATAGAAGAATACATAAATGATGATTTTGAAAATGAGTTCTATTAAATGTAGATTAGAGGCGTAGCGTTTGTTACGCTTTTATTTTATCCAACCTATTGATTATCACATTTTTTAATACTATATTTGTTTAAATATTGTGAAACATGAGTAATAATAAGTCTATTGATAGGTTGTCATTTTTAGCTGAAAAGTATAATGTATTTGATAATACCGATGAAGGGATGAGTGAACTTGTGGCTTACTTAACACTAAATCGCCGTATATTTACTAACCTTGCGTCTAAGGATGATGTCATATTTGCTTTGGTATCAAATGAAGCTTTTGATTTAAACGGAAATCAATTACACCCTACTATAACTAAAACTACTAAAGAAGATTCTGGCGTTATTGATGTGCAATATGGTAATCAGAAGCCTAGGGTTGATATATCTTTTGATGTGTTTAATAAGATGGTTAACGCTGACCCTTCTAAGAATAAGATGTACACCCAATGGATGCTTAATACATTCACTAGATACATTAAGAGTGGAGAGATTGATGAAGCTGAAAGATTTTTTAGTGAAGACTTACCATTAGCTAAAGATTATTTAAATGTATTTGAAAAGAATAAGAGAAAAAAGAAATTTAAAGAACTTTCGGCAAATAGTTTTATTTTAAAGGGTGTTAAAGACCCCACAGATATAAATCAATATAAATCGTTATCTCAATTATATGACGCTGTTGACCCATTTATTGAAAAAGACCCTTCTAATATTGAAAAATTAATTAATAGTTTTGTTGAGTGTGGTAAGGCTGAGATTCCAGTTAGAGATAGGCGATTTACATTGTATGTACCTAAGTGTGAAGAGGCTAGTTTAATTTTTGATGAGTTTGTTGGGTGGTGTACCTCTAAGAGTAAGGGTGATATGTTTGAGTTTTATAGAGGGAATAATAAGTATCGTAAACCTAATGGTGAAAAGTCTGATATTTACATCGTAATAGATAATAGATTTTTTACAGGAACTTTGAAGAGTGATTCATTGTACCAATTACATTTTGAGAGTAGGCAGGTTAGGGATAGAATACAGAGTAAGTCTAACAACTTTTTTGAGACAGTATTGTTAAATAGTGAGGGGATATCAAACTTTATCCATGAAGAATTGACAACTATGGCTAAGATGAAGAAAAACAAAAACACAACTGATAATGTTTATATTGATTACTTAGTTAAATTTGGTTGGACAGAGGCTTTATTTGATATTATTGAAGAATACTCTCCTATAATAAGGTTCACTAACAGAGATGTCCCTAAGTTACCTGATGTATCTAGATTTAAGAATCTTACCACGCTTATAATAAAAAAAGCTAAACTTATTGAATTGCACCCATCTATTGGGAGTCTTGAGTTTCTTCAGGAATTATTAATACCAGATAATAATTTAACGACAATTCCTAGTGAGATTGGTAAATTAAAGAATTTAATATTTATTAATCTTATTGGGAATAAAATAAAGTCGATACCTGATGATATTAAGTATCTTGATAAGTCTAACGGTGGTAGTCTACATAGGATTGCTTTTAGACGTGAAGAGATTGGGGAAGCTAATTACAAAAAGTTAAGGAAGTTGTTACCGTCAACAATGATGTAGGTGTAAAGTAAATACTAGTAAGGCCCTCATTGTGTTCAATGGGGGTTTTTAATTTTATTTATTTATTTTTAGTTTTTTATGGTTTTGTGTTATATTTATATAGTGACTAATAAAAACTTTTAAAAAAAATAAATATGTCAAAGAAATCAGTTAAAATCACAGAAAACGAATTAGTAGAATTAATCGATAACATCGTTTCTGAAGCGGTAGTTGAAAAGAAAAAAGAATGGTTAGCGGAGCAAAAAGCTTCTCAAGGTACTATTTTGGAAAGTAAGATTGCTAAGTTAGAAGCTAAAGTTAGAGCTATCTCTTCAGCTAAAAAGTAAGTATAAATTAATTAAAATGCTTCGGGTTAATACCTGCGGCGTTTTATTTTTTTTTAAAAATGCTTGGGTTTATAGTTTATTATTCGTATATTTAAATACGAACACACTAAAACTATGTCTATGCTGAAAAAAATAATATCAAAGGTTGTATTAATAATACTAATCGCATTACCGCTAAAAGTAGCAATACCTAAGTTAATATATAAAGTTACATCACTTAAGGACGAAGTTGTCTTACCTGATAAATTTGATAAGGTTTTCTCAACATTTAATAATTACAACAATCATAATGACACAGCGTTAGCTATTACGTTTTGTAAGGTTAGTCAATTTTACAAATTAGACACTAGTGAAATTATATTTGATTGGTTGCTGGGTCAGGTTCTCCTTGAGTCTGGCGCTAAGCAGTATAGAAATGATGGTGATTTAGTTTTAAGTTGTACTGGTGCTGTTGGATTTGCTCAAATACTTCGTTCTACATCTATAGGTTATTTAAGAAAAACCATAACTAAGTCTGATAGTTCTATTTTTAAAAATATGGGTGTTACTGATTATTCGTTTGTAAATAATAAAAAATATTGTAAGAGTGAAAAATGGGGTAAAGCTAAATCTTGGTTATCTAATGAAGTTAATAACATAACTCTTTGGGGTAAGATAATGAGTAGTGAGCTTAAATCTAGAACTATCACTAATGCTCTGATATCTTATAATATTGGACCTTCTCAGCTTAAGTCTTACTTAGGTTCTGGAAAAAGTGGAATGTTACATCACTATATTGTGGGTATTAAAAATAGAATGAGTCACATTAAGTAAATAATATTAAATTATATTTTTCTTATCAAAGACTAAAACTTCAGTATCATCTTTAAGCCCCTCATAGCCCTTTGATTTTAAGAATAATATAATTTCTTCGTTTGGAATAAATCGGTCCATGTATTCCCAGTAATCATCATCATTATCAATATCCGTAAACTCATCTAATAGTGGTCTCCAAGTACTGTAGTCTCCTACATCTATTATTTTTAAACTTTTTGGTAGTTTGTATTCTGTATCATCACCATGTTCTTTTGAATAGTAATAATCAAAAGTTACTCTAAATGAACCTAAAGGTGATATAGCGTCATATTCTTTTGGTTGACCTCTATATACCTTTTTATAGTCTTGTTGTTTATCATTTAAATTGTTAACCCCCTTTATTGCATTTCCTCCCCATATGCAACCAGATGCAATATCCCATGTGCCATACCAATCAAGTTCAAATCTAGCCTTACCTATATGCGGTACTATCTCTATACCATCATAGGTCCTTGCTACTTCACCCCAGTTAATATTATCCCCTTCGGAATATTGTTTATTAAATTCAATTAATTCATCGTAATTTTTAATTACTTTAATTTTATTAGGGTCAACATCAATTAAATGGGTGTAATCTTCTTCCCGCTCTGGCATTTCACCCCTAACCCAATCTATCCATGATGCTCCAATTCCATACCATAAACCTTTTGGTTTTCTCCCTGTTTTTTGATTTGATTGGTCTCTAAATGAAATTTCTTTTTCTTTACTCATTATTACTCTAGAGTTATTATGTTTAGTTTTTAACAACTCGTATGCTTCGTCGCTAATTTCATTTACCAACGCCTCTCGTAATAACTTCTTTATTAGATGTTTCATATAGATATAAATATACAAAAAAAGCGAAAACATAAGTCTTCGCTTTTTTAATCATTAATATGTGTGGAGGGGTTATTTTAAGATAATACCAATTTTGAAGTTTTTTTATCAAATGATATCTTAATTGTATCACCATCCTTGAAATTACCACTAAGTATTTCATCAGCTACTGGGTCTTCAATATAATTTTGAATAGCTCTGTTAAGCGGTCTAGCGCCATAAGCCTTGTCGTAACCTTGTACTGCGACATGTTCAATAGCGGTTTTATTAATCTTAAGTGTAATATTTAAAGATTCTTTAACCCTAGCTTTTAATTTATCCAATTCCATATGAATAATTTTATGAATATCATTTTGATTTAATGAATTAAATATAATTGTATCATCAATCCTATTAAGGAATTCAGGTTTAAATTTCTTCTTAAGTTCCTTACTAATAATTGAACGAACTTTCTCTTCTTCATTAACAACAGTAGCTTTTGTTTTGAAACCCATATCTTTACCAAAGTTATTAAGTTGTTGAACACCAGCATTAGATGTAAGGATGATTAGTGTATTTTTAAAGTTCACTTTTCTACCAAGACCGTCAGTTAACTGACCTTCATCAAGTAATTGTAAAAGTAAATTAAATACATCATCATGCGCTTTTTCAATTTCATCAAAGAGTATAACTGAATAAGGTTTTCTTCTAATTTTCTCCGTTAATTGACCACCTTCTTCGTAACCAACATACCCTGGAGGCGGACCTATAAGTCTAGACACAGCGTGTTTCTCCATGTATTCTGACATGTCAACTCTAACTAGAGCGTCCGAATCACCAAATATTGATTCAGCAAGTAGTTTAGCTAAGTAAGTTTTACCTACACCAGTTGGCCCTAAGAATATGAACGAGCCGATTGGCTTAGTTTGGTCTTTAATTCCAAGTCTATTTCTTTTAATAGCTTTAACAACCTTAACAACGGCATCGTCTTGTCCGATAACTCTACCAGTTAATTCCTTATCCATTGTTACAAGTTTTTTAGTTTCTTGTGAAGATATTTTATTAATTGGGATTCCGCTCATCATTGAAACTACCTCAGCAACTAAGTCAACATCAACAGTAGTTCTACTCTTATCCATACTGTCAAGCCACTTATCTTTTTCAATTTTCAATGTTTCTATAACTTTCTTTTCTTCATCTCTTAATTTTGCAGCTTCTTCATATTTCTGACTCTTAACTACAAAGACCTTTTCTTCTTTTAATTCTAAACATTTTTCTTCAAGTTTCTTTATATTTTCAGGAGCGTCATGATTAATGTTTGTAGTTGAACCAGCTTCATCTAACACGTCTATAGCTTTATCTGGCATAGCTCTATCCATTATATATCTATCTGCTAACTTAACACATTCTTCGATTGCATCATCAGTATAAATAACTTTATGGTGGTCTTCATACCTTTGCTTGATATTTTTAAGTATTACTGTTGTTTCTTCAAGTGTAGGTTCTTCGACTAATACTTGTTGGAACCTTCTTGTTAGTGCACCATCTTTTTCAATATTTTCTCTAAATTCATCAAGTGTTGTTGCACCTATTACTTGAATTTCTCCCCTAGCTAATGCTGGTTTGAAGATATTTGCAGCATCCATACTTCCAGATGCGTTTCCAGCACCAACTATAGTGTGTATCTCATCAATAAACAATATAATATCTTTATTTTCTTTTAATTCTTCAAGAATAGCTTTCATTCTTTCTTCAAACTGACCTCTATATTTAGTACCTGCAACTATTGATGCTAAATCTAATGAATAAATCTTTTTATCTAATAGAATTCTGGGTGCCTTATTATCTTTAATAAGCATAGTGAGACCCTCAACAATAGCAGTCTTACCCACACCTGGGTCACCAATGAGTATTGGGTTGTTCTTTTTTCTTCTAGCTAATATTTGAGACACTCTCTTAATCTCCTTAACTCTACCGACTACGGGGTCAAGGTCACCTTCAGTAGCAACTTTAGATATGTCTCTACAGAAGTTATCTAATACTGGAGTTTTACTAGTCTCTTTTCGTTTTAGTTTACTCTTACCTTTGTTGGGTCCAACACTTTCACCTAGTGGGTTTCCGTTATCATCATCGTCAAATGGTAATGAGTTTTCAATATCTTCTTTAAATTCATTCAATCTATTTTCCATGTCTTTTAATTTTTCTTTTTCATAATCTGTTAAATCTTTATCATTAAGATTTTCGTAATTAACTATCGCTTTTTTAAACTTGGTATAAGTTAATTTATTCTTAACTAACAATTTAGTTAGGGGTGATTTTGTTTCTCTTAATAACGAAAGAATGATATGTGTTGTATCGATATGTAAATCACCTATAGATTCAGCTTCCTCATCAACACCTTTCATTATTTTACTGCTATTAGTATCTAATGGTGCTCTAAGTTTCTTTACATCTGATATAGTACTATTAAGTTGGTTGTGTCTTAAATGTTGACTAACTAAGTCATACAACTTAAGTGTGTCAATACCCATACTTTTAATAACTTTATTTGACCTATTAGTTTCTTCTTGCAGAATAGCTAATGTGATATGTTCTGGTCTTAACTCTCTGTCAGCATTGTTTTTAGCTTCTGTTTGAGCTAATTTCATTATAGCCTTAACTTTTTTAACCACTTCTCTCTTCCCTTTCATATTAATAATATCTTTACGCAAATATACAAATCAATTTATAAAAAATCAACCCTTGAAATAATTAAATTTTATTAGTATCTTTGTGTTATAACATTTTAAAAGAAAAAATATGATTTTAGAAAGAGTAGAAAAGGATGGTTTAGTCAAGGCACTTTACGAATCGTCAAATATCGTAGCATCGACTTATGATAAAAACAAAAAAGACCTTAATATAGTATTTAAGTATGGTGGTAGTTATACATATCAAGATGTTCCAGATACTGATTATTTAAGATTTGAGACTGCTGAGAGTCAAGGAAAAGTACTTAGTAATAATTTAAAAAAATATTCATACCTTAAACACGATAAGGTTGACGTGAGTAAAATATTAGCGGAAATTACTGAATTAAATGACGCCGAGATTTTTTCCATGGAAGATGGTATTATAAAGTCAATGAAAACTATGGTTAGCGACTTTGAAAATGACGGAATATTTAATGTTAATTTACTAGATGCGGTAAATAATATGGTAAAATTATATAATGAATTAAAAAATAAATAATATATGTTAAATAGTACAGACAAGGTTTATCACGCTCTATTAGAAGATATACTAGATAATGGTAGTAAAAAAAATGACAGGACAGGGGTTGGTACAGTTTCTGTATTCGGCAGGCAGATTAGGTTTAATATGAAGGATGGATTTCCTTTATTAACTACTAAGAGATTACACCTTCGTTCAATTATACATGAATTACTTTGGTTCTTGAAGGGTGATACTAATATTAAATACCTTAATGATAATGGTGTTACAATATGGGATGAGTGGGCTGATGATTCGGGTGAACTTGGTTCATTATACGGTAAACAATGGGTAGATTGGGGTGGAACATATGAAACGCTAATTAGAAGAGAAAGAGACGAATCTGGTCATTTCCCATTTGTAAAGAAACATAATCCTGGAATTAATCAAGTTAGAAACGCAATAGAATTATTGCGAAATGACCCAGATTCTCGTAGAAATGTTATAAGTGCGTGGAATGTTGGGGAGCTAGAGCAAATGAAGTTAGTCCCTTGTCATAACTTCTTTCAAGTTTATACTAGAGAATTATCCTTAGAAGAACGAAATATATATTATACATCTCATTATTTAGGATTAGATGAAACTAGTGAAGAATTGGATAGGTTAGAAATCCCTAAAAGAGAAATCTCGTTAATGTGGAATCAAAGAAGTGTTGATACTTTCTTAGGGTTACCTTTTAATATTGCAAGTTATGCGTTATTACTTGAGATGTTTGCACAGCAGACTAATATGGTGCCAGGTGAATTAGTTGGTAATTTAGGTGATGTTCATATATATAATAATCATATTGATTATGTCGAGAAGCAGTTAAAAAGAGAATCTAAAGAGTGTAAACCTAGATTGCTTCTTAATAAAGCTGACAGTCTATTCGATTACAAATTTGAAGATTTTGAATTACTGGATTACCAGTATCACTCTAATTGGGCAAATGTCCCTATAGCAGTATAAGGGTTATTACATATTAAATTAAAATTAACCCTCTTTATGAGGGTTTTTTTTGTTTATCTATATATTTATAATTAAATAACATAGTTAAATAATTTAAAGATGGCAATAAAAGGAACAGATAACGGATATGGTATTATCCACGAAGCGGCTAACGCTGATTTTAATAATTTTGTATATTTCAGAATATACGCTGGAGCTAACGCCGCACCAGTTATTAATGGTACATCAGTAACTATGGCTGCAAGTTCTACACTTGACGTTTACGTAAAGACTATTACTGGTACATTAACAAGTGTTTACGTTATTGGGGAACCTAAGAATGTGGCTGACGGACCAACTACATTAAGTAGATATCCTGAACCAGTATAACTTTTACCTAAAATCATAATATTTATAAATAAAGTAATTAGAAGATGAAGAATTCAAATATAGTAAAACCAACAGGCTTAAAGGGTAACGATAAGCTTAATAGAATGAGAGAGTTAATGGGTAGTGCACCTATTAATGAAGGAATTACACGTTCTGTAGTGGAATTAACTAAGCAAGGTCCTGACGGAAATGTTTACGCTATTGTTAGAGAAAACCACGAATATTATATTAAGGTTTCTGAAGCTAAGAGTAACTTAGTAACAGAAGATTTCCAATATATGGGTGGTTTACAAAATAAAAAAGATAAAGTATATACTTCTTACGCAAAGGCAATTAAGCAATTAAACTTAAAGTTTATGAGTATTAATGAAGCTGCAGGTAAGTCTGGAAGTTTTGACACATTTAAGAGTGATGGATTACTTACTGAACACCATGGTATGAATCCAAACGCTACATTAAGTGCTAGTAAGGCAATTGGTGACAGTGACGAGTATGTTATTGACAAAAAAGGAGATAACTTAAAGTATGATAATAAAGAGGGTTCTAATGCTGATGGTTTTGGTGACAATGTTGCACCAGGTAAAGCAGAAGCTGACGTGGAGAAGGTTAAGTTAAGTGAAAACGAAACAGCTATCGACAAAATGATTGAATACAAAGAATGTAAGTGTGATGGTGATTGTAAGTGTCGTAAAGATGTAGTTGAAGAAATGATTACTGGTGAGAATTCTGATTTAAAAGGTAGAATAATTAATATTTTTAACCAATTTAACAGTGAGCACCCTGAATTAGTTAGGTACGCTAAACCAGCTATTTATTTATTAATTGAGTCGATAGAGCATGAGGATGACTCGTCAATGCTTGAATATATTTTTAATAACGAGGCTGATAGTCAATTAGAATTTTTACGTTCTAAACCTAATCCAAATAATTTCTTTAATCCTGATGCCGAAAAAATATTACGTTTATTCTTCGCTAAAATAAATTCGGAACTTATGAATGAGCCGATTTCAGAACAAGCTCCTAAAGCCAAGAAAGGATTTTCAATAGCTAGAGCAATTCAAGAAATGGATGAAGTTATCGATTCAATAGCTACTGAAGATGATAAAGTTAATGATATTCTTGAATCTCTTGGTGAGTCTGAAAAAGCTATCATGATGGAAGCTTTAAATAAAAATGTAAATGAAATTTACGAAGATAGTGAATTTAAGAAAAAAATTCACAAAGATAAACATGAGAAACCTGCATTCACAGATAAAGAAAAAGCAGAACTTGACTCTGTTGTAGGACAAATAGATACTGACGAAGTAGAACCTGAAGAGTCTGAAGAATCTAAAGTAAAAAAAAAAGACTAGCTGAAGATAACTTACCAGCTTTTGCACCAGTTAAGGGTTGCGGAATAGGTGAGGACGAGCAACCTGAAAATGGTGGTTACAATATTAAGGAAGATAATTCCGAAAATCTAGAAGAAGAAACAAAGTACAAGCTAAAGCTGGACGCTCCACAGAGTGAACCAGCTTTTGGTGCTTCTGGTGGTGAAGAGGAATCACTTGACGCATTCGGTGATGCTGAAGGTGGTGATTCGTCATTTGGAGATGATAAGGGTAGTGATAAGCCATTTGACGATGAGCCATTCGATGCTGGAGTTGAGGCTGATGAAGATGAAGACCCAGAGAAATATATACAACAACTTGCTGGAAAGATAGGTACCTCACTTAGAAAGTATAGTGACGAAAGAGGTGAGCCTGATTTCGACTTAGAAAAATATGCGATTAATTCTTTAATTTCTGCTTCACATACTTCTGAAATGGATGAGGAAGACCAGAAGGATATAATTAGAAAGGTTAAGACCTCTGGTGTTGAAAAAGATGATGATAGCTTAGAAAAGGATGTTGATGCTGAGATAGACAAAGAAGAAGATGAACTTGATGGTGGTTCAGAAGAAGAGTCGGGTTTCGGTGATGAAGAAGAGTTGGAAGAAGGCATATATGAGGAGGACACTATGACAATAAACCTTAAAAACATGGAACAAGATACTAAAGATATATTGTCAATGGATGTTGAGGCTCGTGAGAAAAAATTAAAAGGTCATAAGTGGGCAGATGACCATATTTCAACATCAGCTGATGATGCTGAAGAAGTTGCTGATTTTTTAACAAACGAAGGTGGTCCATGTTGGGATGGGTATGAAAGAGTACCTGGAACTAAAGAGGGTGATAAGGGTTCTTGCCGAAAGAAAACTAGTGAGTCGCTTATGGAGGGGGAATATAAAGGAAAGAAAGTAGAGTTGAATAAACCTAAACCTGGTGATGTTAAAAAATACAAAGTATATGTTAAGAATGACAAAGGGAATGTAGTTAAGGTTAATTTCGGTGATAAGAATATGGAAATTAGAAGGGATAATCCTAAAGCTAAAAAATCATTTAGAGCTAGACATAAGTGTTCTGAAAAGAAAGATAAAACAACTGCGGGATATTGGTCTTGTAAAATGTGGTCCAATAAAAAAGTTTCTGATATTGTGGGTGAGGATTTGCAAGAGTCAGAAAAAAATAGTAAGTTTGTAGAAAGTAACATTATGAAAGAACTTATATTATACAGATTACATGAAACAGTTGAGCCTAGTATTGCCCCTCCTGTTGTTAAGCCAGGTGTGAAACCAGCTTCACCTAAAAGGAAGAGGATTTGGGAAACTAAGCCATCTGTGAAGCCAAAGATAAAGATGGAAGAGTTTGAAAATGAATCTGCTAGTATGTCTAATGAGTATGTTATCTGGGGAGTTCCTGCTAATAGTGAAGACGGTAAAGAAGTAATTGTTTTAGCTGAGATTAAAGGTAAAAAAATTACAACAAGGGAGCAAGCTGATAGATTTAGTGCTATATTAAAAAATAAGTTTAATGTTAGTAACATTAGAATTCAAGAAATAAACTTTGATGGTGATATTGATTTTAATAGTGTTATAAGTGATGAAGAGTAATGAAATTAATTTATATAAACGAAATAGGTTCTGATTGGACTGGTAATAACATATATGAGTTTTTATTCTCAGATACGTTAGAAGATATTCACGGTGATGATTGGGATGCGTATCCAGCTTCTGGGAATCCAGGACCACCAAATGGTGAATTTGTTAAGAAAGTTGGTAAGTTGGTTACAGACTTAAAATTTGACTTAATACAGAATAGTGACACGTTTGCTGTTTTTGATGCTGTAGATGGAGTTATAGCTCTTGGGTGGGAGAATCTATTAGATTATGATGAATACCCTGAGGTTAGGCTTTATTTTAAGTTTGGTGAGAGTGTAACTAACATTGAAGATAGGTTATATGAAAAAGATTTAGTTTTAGATTATAATTATGATAACAGTAAAAAAATAAATAAAAGTGAGGATTAAAAAGAAAAATATTAGAGAGGGCTTTGGTGATGAAGAATCAGGATATAAAGACCCTAATAAAGCATCAGATAGCGGTGTTAAGAAGGTTGAGGTTGCTATAAATAATACAAGTGATGGGCTTGAGGATTTAGGGATTAAAGTGGATGATGCGGATGAGATTGCTAAAGAAATAGTTTCTAGCGAGTTAGAGAAACAATTAACTGAAGTGGTTAGACCAAGTATGACTAAGCGTGAATTAATTGAATCAGTTAAGGATATCGGTAAGAATATTAAGAAACCTAGAAAGGTTGTTAAGACGTTAAAAGTAAAAGACTTAAGAAATGAGTAAATATAGAGATTTAGCTAAGAAAGCTTTAGAGAACAGAAAAACCCCGTTAAATGAAAATATACTTTATTCTGATGGTATTACTGAAAGAATACATCCGAAGTTAGAAGAAGACTTGAGACGAAACGCTCACTCATTAGCTGGTTGTGGTATATTTCCAGAAGGAGATATTATTTCAAGTGAAATGAAAATTATTCGTAAAAGGTTTAAAGAAGTAGTAAAGAGGTGTCGTGAGGCATTCGATATGGAACTTATTGACGATAAGGTAATAAAGTCAGAGCAAATGAATTTAGTTCGTGATGCTATATCACTTGAAGAGTCAAATAAAGATGTCTTAGAAAAACTAGCTGTTTCTATGATTATGGAAGAGTTTGATATTCCAGAAGGTTCTGTTGAATTCGATGTTGCATTAACTAATGATATTACTCGTTCTGGTTCAAATGATAAACCAATAGAAAGTGAAGATAGTGATTTTAATGACCACGAAGAAATTGTGATGGCTAATGCGGAAGTAAAAAAGAGAAGAGCTGTAAACGCTTTAATTCAAGGCGCTTCAAAAAGTGTTAACCATATGTTTCATATGGTTCATGAAGAATTAAGTGATATAAATACTAGGTTACCTGGAACTTATAAAAAAATGATGTCTGCTGCAGATTATATGTATTTCATAGTTCCTGATTTAAGTAATGCTGTAGACGCTGGGTCTTGTGAGGTGGATTATAATGAAACCGAAGATGGTGTTAAATCAGTTATTAAAGCTAGAGGAATGGTTTTTCCAGTACTTCTACATGAATTATGTAAGGGTGTTATGGAGGTGTTATCTTTAAATGGATTACCAACACAAGAGAATATTGCTCAGTATGTAATTGATAAAGCTGATTTCATTCAGGCTGAACCATGGGATATGAGATTTGGCCCTGGTTTATGGAGAAGTTTCTGTGATGCTATACCAGCAGATGATTTTAAATTAAAACACTACGTTTATACTGATTTAGCATCAATGGAACCAGTTGAGTTTTCAAATCTAATGAAAGAGATAATTGCTGGTACAAAAAAGGGTAAGCATAGAATTTCCGAGATGATTAAGGGTATTAAGAAAGAATTATCTGAGGATGATTTTAACGAAAAAATGGGTCCAGACCATTTTTCAATGGATGAACTACTGTAAATATTATATGATTAAATAATAAAAAGCTCCAATTTGGGGCTTTTTTTCTTTTTAATAGTTTCTTTATATTTATATATAAAGACAATGTTAACAAGTACAGAAATATTAACTGAATATTTTAAATGTGCAGATAATCCAATCTACGCAATTACTACGTATTTGGAGACTAAGGATTTAACTCAAGGTGGTTTTGTCCCGTTTCTTTTATTCCCTAGGCAGAAAGAGATTATTAAAGCGTATGAGAAACATAGATTTAATTTAGTTACGAAACCTAGACAGGCGGGTATATCTACAACCACACAAGCTTACATGGCTATTAAGGGTGCCTTTGCTGACGAGGGTAGTCCAGAGACTATATTGGTTATTGCCAATAAGTTAAAACTAGCACAAAAATTTGTTAAGGGTATTAAAGACTACTTAAACCAATTACCTAGATGGGTTTGGGGGGAAGATTACTATGGTTCTGTTGAAAATGAAAAAAAGTCTATATTTGTTGTTGATTCTAAGATTGAAATTGAATTACCTAATGGTACTCAAATTATTGCAGTTGCGACGTCTGAAGATGCTCTTAGGGGTTATACGCCAACATACTTGGTATTTGATGAGGCTGCTTTTATTGATAATGGTGATGCGGTATATGCTGCGGCGATGTCGTCATGTGCTACTGGTGGTAGAGTAATGCTTATATCCACACCAAATGGTATGGACCCCTTGTATTATAAAACATATGAACAGTCTAAAGTTACAATAAAGGGTAAGGGTAATGATTATAATATAATTGAGATGCGTTGGTTTGAAGACCCACGTTATAATGGTAAAAATGACGGTACTGGTCTATTCTGGATTAAGAAAGATGATTCTGGTGAGGAAATTGAAAGAATTAGGGAGGTTGAGTATCTTAATTCTAAGTATGGTGATAAAATTAAAGATGGTTATAAGCCTACTTCTGACTGGTATGAAGGGATGTGTGGTACGCTTAACCATAACACCAGGAAGATTGCGCAAGAGCTTGATGTTTCTTTCCTTGGTTCTGGGGGGAATGTTATAAAAGATGTTGATATTGCTTTTCATGAAGATAATAATGTTTGTGAACCTGAATGGACAGATGGAATTGAATCTGAGTTTTGGATATGGAATAAACCTATTGATGGTCATAGGTATATTATGGGTGTTGATGTTGCTAGGGGTGATGGAAAGGATGCGTCTACAATAGTTATAATTGACACCACCACAATGGAGCAAGTTATGGAGTACCAGGGAAAAGTACAGCCAGATATACTTGCTGAATATGTTTATGAGTACGGTAACTTGTATAAGGCTTATACTGTTGTAGATATTGCTGGAGGTATGGGGGTGTCAACAGTTCTTAAATTAATTGAATTGGATTATAAGTACTTACACTACGAAGAACCAAAGGGTAAGATACTTAATAGTAAAAGAAATCAACTTGAGACTTATAATAAAGATGATAAAATGCCTGGATTTAATGCCAATGGTGTTAGAATATCAATGATTACTCATTTAGAGTATATGATTAGAAGTAATGGTGTTGTGATTAAGTCAAGAAGGACCACGTCTGAAATGAAAACATTCGTATATAGAAATGGTAGACCTGACCACATGGAGGGTTACCATGATGACCTTCTTATGGCGTTTGGTATGCCATTGTGGGTACTAGAACATTCTTTCAAGAAATTAGAGAAAGTTAAAAGTCAAACTAAGGCTATATTATCTAGTTGGAAAGTTGGTAGTGGTTCAGTAGCTGACGATACTGGGGGTTTTGTACCTAAGAATCAAAGAAACAAGAAAGCACTTCCAAGACCTAAATTTGATAAGAATGTTAGTAAGAATATGCAAGACCCTACTGGTGCCAACGCATGGTTATTTAGTGGTTTAAGGTAATAAATAAAAAAAATAGATATGGGATTAGATAAAAAAGTATTTGTAAGAAAGAGTGGTGCTAACGGTGCTGGTTTGTATAAGTGGTCACCAGATGAGTCTGTGAAAAAGAACGTAAGGAGTAGTTCTGTTTCTAATTACTTTTGCTCAACACCTTTAGGTTCTCAAGGTAATGACTTCATTAGCACATATTCTTATGTAATAGTAGTAATTGGTAGTGACTTAACAAGAAGTGCATATTTCCAATGTGATTACGTTAAGTAACTCTTTAATTTTACTAAAAATTAACTATATTAAAACAAAATATTAAAACAAAATGGCTAAAAGAAAACTAACAGTATTTCAAAAATTAAGTAATGTATTTGGACCAACTGGCGTACAATCACCAAGAACGCAAACTAATAGGTATTCTATCGGTAATGATGCAATATTAAAGACCACAGATAAGAGTGAATTTGAGACTGCTAAATTACAAGCTCAACAAAACAAATATGTTGGTGGTATGTGGAGGAAGGTTGATAATGAGATGTTTCAAAAAACAATTCATTATGAAACAACTCGTATAGGTTCTTACTCAGATTTTGAGAGTATGGAGTTCTATCCAGAAATATCAGCAACTCTTGATATAATGATGGAAGAATCTACTACTGTAAATGACAAGGGTAGAGTATTGAATATTTACTCAAATTCTAAGAGAGTTAAGACACTTTTAGAAGATTTATTCTTTAACAGGCTTGACATACACACAACACTTCCTATGTGGGTTAGAAACACATGTAAATATGGGGATAACTTTGTTTTCCTTAATATTGATGATGCAGCTGGTGTAGTTGGAGCTAGACAATTACCTAATTTTGAGATAGAAAGAAGAGAGGGTGATGTGTTCGGTAGAATTATGAATACTAGTGATGAAGAAGATGATGACCCCAAGGTTAAGTTTGTTTGGCGAGGTAAGGATATTGTGTTTAACTCTTGGCAAGTAGCTCACTTTAGGTTATTAGGCGATGATAGAAGACTACCTTACGGAACGTCAGTATTAGAAAAAGCTAGAAGAATTTGGAAGCAGTTAATTCTTTCAGAAGATGCTATGCTTATTTATAGAGTAACTAGAGCACCAGAAAGAAGAGTATATAAGATTTATGTTGGGAACATCGATGATGAGGATGTACCATCTTACGTAGATGAAATTGCCAATAGGTTTAAAAGAACGCCAATTACTGACCCTCAAACGGGGCAGGTTGACCTTCAGTATAACCAAATGGCTAATGACCAAGACTTCTTTATTCCAGTTAGGAGTGAGGATGCACCAAACCCTATTGATACGCTTCCAGGGGCTAGTAACCTTGACCAAATTGCAGATATTGAATATCTACAAAGAAAGTTGTTTACTGCGCTTAGAGTACCTAAGTCTTTCTTAGGTTATGAAGAAGCGCAGGGTGATGGTAAAAACTTGGCATTACAGGATATTAGATTTACTAGAACCATTAATAGAATTCAGCAGTCTATGATTATGGAATTAAATAAGATTGCTATCTTACATTTATTCTTATTAGGATTAGAAGATGAGTTGGATAACTTTACACTTACACTTAATAACCCATCTACTCAGGCTCAAATGATGAAGATTGAACAAATGCAATCTAAAGTTACCTTGTATAAGGATGCTACAGTTGATGCTGGTGGTGGTTTTGCGGTTATGTCTATGATGAAAGGTAAAAGAGATATTCTGGAATGGTCTGATGATGAAATTAAACAAGATTTCCTTGAGCAGAGACTTGAAAAAGCTGCAGCGGCTGAGATGGAAAACACTAGTAAAGTTATTAAACATACTGGTACTTTTGACGAGGTTGATAGACTATATGGTGATATTAATATTGCTAAAGGTGGTGGCGCTTCTGGTGGTGATGAAGGAGGTGGTGACGATGGTGGCGGCGATAGCTTCGGCGGTGGCGGCGGCGGTGGCGGCTTCGGTGGCGGAGGTGGATTCGAAGGTGGTGATGATGTTGACTTTGGAGAAGAAGGTGACGATTCTGGCTTCGGAGAAGAAGAAGGTGACGATGCTGGTGGTGATGCTGGTGGTGATGATGATGCTGGTGGTGATGCTGGTGATGATGCTGGTGGTTTCGGGGAGAGTATTAATAAGAAGGCTGAAAACATGCTTACTGAACATAGAACAGCTTATAATAAAAAAATTAATAGATATAAGGATAATTTCTTTGGTAAGTTACTTGATTCGGTTAAAAAAGACGATGATGTTGTTTTAAATGAAAGGGTTAAGGTTACTAATAAGAATGTTAAGATTAATGAAAATATCGGAAATATGATTGACGATATTGATAAAATGATTAATGAATAAGTTTTTTAACTTAAAATTAAATATTTATTAAATATAAAGTACGCACTATGGCAAAGAAAAATACAACACATATGAATTTTGGTCAGATTAAGGATGTTTATAATGAACTCCTTGCTGAATCAATTTCAACAGGTAATAAGAAGAAAAAGGGGCTTTTCAAAGGTTATATTAAAGCTCTTAAGGAAAATGAGATTCTTAAATCACAATTTTTTATATATTCAAACATTCAAAATAAACTTGAAGAAAACGAAAGTAGAGCGATTGAATTCATTAAAGAGAATATTAATCTTATGAATAATTTCACCGAGAAAGAGATAAACGAGGCAAATAAAAAACTTATATTAGATTTAGTTTTTGAAAATGCTAAATTATATTCCGCAACTGTTAGGGTTAAAGAATTACATGAAAATATTTCAAAATTAATCACCACTAAGAAAGGTCCTGGCACGATTAGTTCGTTGGTTGAGACTACGCAGAAAGTTGCTCAATACATAGTAAGTAATAAAAAAGAAGATGAGGTTATAATCGAAGGTCTTGACGAAGTTATTTTATCCAACAAAGAATTAGCTTCTTTGATGGTTAGTAAATATAATGATAGATATTCAGACCTTAGCGAGAGTGAGGTAAAAACTGTTAAGATTATCTTAGAATCAGATGAGAATGGTAGGGAGGGTTTTTTTAATCTTAATATTTCAGAATGTCTTAGTTTAGTTAATACTAAGTTAGAAGATTCTTCAGATAGTTTAAAAGAAACACTTTTATCACTTAAAGAAAGTCTATTGGATAGAAAATACATAAAAGAAAGTTTTGATGCAGATATTATTAAGGTGTTAGAACTTAAAGATGATTTGACAGCTGAGTAGTTTATGTTCAGGGAGTCAGAAAATATAAAAAAGTTACGTAACTTAGTAACTAAATTACCAATTCGTGACGCAGAAGTTTTTAAGATGAGGGAAATTCTTGAACTTACTCTTGAACTTACTACTGATGGTTATTGGGATTGGGATGTTGTTAATAATATCCAATACCTTAGTCCAGCGTTTAAAAAACAATTAGGTTACGAAGTTGACGAAATGGAAAACAAACCTGAGTCTTGGATGTCATTAATACATCCTGAAGATTTAAAATTAGCGTTAGATAAGTTTGATAAACATGCTAATAGTAAAGGTACTTTGCCTTATAGGTCAATAGGTAGGTACACGCACAAGGAGGGTCACGAAATAACAATCTTATGTAGAGGTAGTGTTATAGAGTGGGATAAAAATAATAAACCAATCAGGATGGTTGGGACACATATAGATATTACAGATTTATAGAATGGACAAGGGTCAGAAAAATATACCGCAAAACGGATGGAACGAGTATTCTAAATTAGTTTTAAACGAATTAGAAAGACTTAATGAGAATGATGAAAAGATTCAAGATATTCTTAATGAAATTAACTTGAAATTAGGTAGGGTTGATGCTATTGAAAGAGAGATTGAGGGTGTGGTTAAATGGAAGCGTTATATGGATGATGTAGCTAGCCCTAACACACTTAAAGAGATGAAGTCTGATGTTGCTTCGTTGAATACGTTTAAGACTGTAGCGGTTACGGTATGGGCTGTTGTTCAAGTTGCCTTCGGAGTGTTTATTGCTTTATTTAAGGGGTGATATGATTTGACTTTGTTGTGTATATTACCTATATTTAACAAAACGATATAGGTTATGATTATTACAAAAAACGGAAAGCAATTATCAACAAAAAATTATAATAATTACAGAGTTTTATCTGGAACGGTAGATAATAAAAACCCAAAGGCTTTATACCTTACAATATCAGCTTGGGGTGAAACATTGATAAAAGAAGATATTAATTACACTTCAGTAATTAGGTTAATTACTAAGGATATCAAGAAAGCATTAGCTAAAAACTTAAACAAAAACTTATTTCATAACAACAAATGTATTATCGATTTTGACATGCGTGAGTCAGGTATTGTGTACGGTAAGAAAAGTTATATGAATTGTGAGATTACTCTTTATCAAAAGAACTTATTTAAGTTACAAGAGAAAAAAATTCAAAATGAATTAAATAATATATCTAAAATAATAACTACGGATATATT